ACTATCAGTCATGCCAGAAAAATCAACGCATAAGGTATTCTCAGTGTCGAAATACAATTCGGGTTGGTGATGATACCACCACAGCAAGTCAGCGGTATTTTTTTTGTCAGAAACCAAAAATTTGTTACTAAGATATTCCGGAACTGCGCCTATCAAATTATTGAAAATCGAACCGAACAAAACAACATCTCGTTCGGTTAAAGAACCAGTTGAAAAAGAATCAACCACAACTTCATGACTGCTTTCTTGATAAAAGACAACATAATTTTTTCCTAAAATTTTTGTTCCGTCTACCTTAAAAACATCTGGATCTCCTTGCATAGCCGAACTTAGAGTTTGTGTCGGATTAGCAACAGAAGCTAAAATGCTTTCGTTCGTGATGTTAACATAACCGCCATCGAAGTTATCTTTAAAAAAAGGCCCATATAGCGAAAAATTAGCTTGACCTATGTCCACTCCAAAAAGTTGATTATTTTCCGAAATCGCTTTGGGCAAATCACCATAAGGATAAACAAAGATGTTAGTTAGTAATTTGCCACTGCTATCCGATTGATAAACGCCCATGTCAACCCAATTGTTATCTTGCCAAACATGCTTATGACCATCATCAACGGTCACCATCACACCATCAGCGCCGTTAGGATAAGCTGATTGAAGTGCTGAAAGGTTAGCAAAAACCTTTGTCGGTGTTGCTACGACGCTACCAATGTTTTGTCCTTTGATTGCACTATCAAGTTTATCTGCGAGTTGAGCGATAGGTTCGCGCACATCTTTGCCATATTTTTTTGTTCTAATCGCGTTTGCTAATTCTGTCGACGTATGGTTATCGCCTGTAAACTCTGTTTCATCTCGATATTCAACTGTCATATCTTCCTCCTTAATCTCCGGCGACGATTGCCGCCATTTGGTCGTTTCTTACCCACCAGGTTGGCGGATAAGCGTCTATGTCCTGTTCCATACAAGACTGTCCGGGAGCAGGTTCGTAAATCATCCTTTTGTTATCTAAAGCAAGCGTGATGTGATAACTGGCACCATGCGAGCCATAAAAGCCCATATCGCCCGCTTGCACTTGCGAACGGGGTATTTCGTGGCCATACGGCTCCATTGATACGGTGTAAGCCGGTATGTTAATTCCCAAGTCCTTATAAACTTGAGATACAAAGCTTGAACAATCCATACCCGAAAACGGGTCACCGCCACGTGCACCACCAGCGCCACCCCAAACGTAGCGCACGCCCAAATAGCGCCTTGCAGCATCTTGCAGGCGCTTTGCTCCTCCGCTAACTTCTGTGTTTGGGACTTTGCTATATCGTGGTGCTCCACTCGGAGACCAACCGTGTAATCCGGTAATTTGACTTAAAGCGTTTGGTATGTTGAAAAATGCCAAAAGTTGGTCAAACCCTTTCCAGATGTCGTTATGTCCTTCAAGCGCATACTTATTAAAAGTGCCTGGTTTGTATTGAAGCAAACCGGAAGCTCTACCGTCTGAAAGTCCGTCATCACCACCGACGATTTTTTCATTTCCGCCGCTTTCAAGATTAATTTGTGCTTTGACAAGGTTTACACCCGCATCATCAATTTGCACGTTCATCAAAGCGGCTGCATGCCTGATAACTGGCCCCCAATCACCATTGACGGGCTCAGTAGGTCCACCAGCTACCGTTTGTCCAGAACCTTCTCTAACAAGTGCATCGCGCCTTAATTGAGCATTTTCCTCTTGGAGTTTCTTAACTTCATCAACAAGAGCCTTTGTTCGGCGCTTATTTCTTGCTAAATCAGCTTTGGCTTCGGCAAGCTCTTCCTTGATTTTTTTCGATTGTACTTGATAATCAGCAAGCGTGCTTTGTGTGCTTTCGATTGTCAAGGTGATATTATTTGGGCTAGTGATATCAACGGTCTTTTCGGTTACTCTGATAAGCTGAGACACCGCCAACTCGTCATTGACAAATTGGTAACGGTGACCAACGTAAAAAGTGCGGTCGTCGGTTTCGAAAGTGTCGATTTTCCAGTTATTAACCGCAACAATCTGCCGAGCCATCCAATCACGTCCGAGCCTTTCTAGCTCTGCCGGGTCGGTGACATCATCCCACGTTTGGAAACCAACAATTTGGCCGAAAATATTTTCTAACTGCTGGTTGACTATGGTGTCGTAAACATCACCGCGTTCTTTGATTGTCAACCGCACTTTAGTCTGTGTTTCCTTAGTTGGGTCTGACAAGTCTTCTTGTGTAGCTCCCAACGGAATCAACCGAGTTATGACGCTTGTTGGGTCAATTTCGACTTCGGCACTTTGCTGATTAATCGTGATTTCTACGGTTTGGTCTGGGTGGTCTGCACCCGGTGTCTTGCTGAAACGCAAGCTGTTTACATATCGGTTACCGTCAATCCGTGTCCGCACTTGAAAATAGCCTTTCAAGCGGTCTATCAACATTGATTTCACGGTTTCCCACGAATTCTTATAATCAAAATCATAAGGGTGCGTATGGCTGTTTCCTGGCTCTAAGGCGTCATCGATGTTAGCGGTACTTTCATCCCAGTTAAACTTCTTGTCGTCTGGCATAGTTGAGTTATGCACTTGCAAGATTTCACCGATGAACTGCGATGGGGTCAACTCAATAGGTACGTTAGCCGGAGCTTGCGTGCTATCTAAAAGGTACGAAAGGATAGACTCAAAAACCAGTTCTTGCTGAAAATTTCCACTACTATCCATTCTCTTTGTCACCTTGAGCAATCTTCCTCGAAACACGAGTTCATCATCGTTATCAAGGTTAACCACGTTAACGTGAGTCTTAAAAGGCTCTCCATGGTCGTATAACCAATTTTCTTTGTTGACAACAACGGTCAAGTCTTCGATTGCGTTAAGTTTGAGATTGAGCTTTGCACTTGCGACAAAACAGTCTTCAAAAACTGGATAGTACACATCATGCGCCGGTGCATCGAAAGCCGAACTTTCGTAAGCAATTATCCGATATCGCAAGTCAGATCATCTCCTCTCTTGTGCCTGAAAACTCGATAACCCCGTTGCCACTGAAAGCTAGGTTAGTGCTTCCTTTTCGCAAACTAAACCTTTTGGTTTGACCGCTTGTTATTGTTGCGCCGTTATAAGTAACGCTACCAGACTTAACTTTGCCGACAACCTCCATCGCATGGCTTCCGATGTTAGCTAAGCGAATTGTCGTGTTTCCGTTGACCGTGTAGGTTTTTTCTTGGAAAATCCAATGCGGAAAATACACGTCATCCCAAACGTCATCAAACTCATCGTCATCACGGATAGCGAACGGATAACAGTCAAAAGTTACCGTTGCGGTTAAGGTGCCAAATTTGGCGTCGTCCTCGACTTCTACGGACTTAACCTTGCCTCGCCAATGATATATGATGTCGTGAGTGTCATATAGTTCCGTAATAGTTTGTGGGACTAACTGGCGCTTAATTTCTTGTTCAACGTCTTTTCTATCGTCATAGGCGTCATAATCACCGAAATACATTAGCGTGTACTTAATCTGGCGATTTTTGAAGAAACGGTCGCCTTGGTAAGTCGAAAAATCAAAAGGACCTTGCCTAAAAGGAACGTTTTCGACTACTTCTTGTTCATCGGGAGACGAAGCCTCACGAGTGGTTAGGAACCAGCCTTCTTTGCGACTGTCGAAATCGCCGAAAACGATACCTTCAAGCGGGATTTGCTCAAAAGGTACGCTTGGGTCCGAAAGCATATCACGAAAATCAAAACTATCTGCCACTAACTCCACCTCCCTTGAAGTTGGACCACACCGCCTAATTGGCGGTTATTTTCGCCTAAAGTGCCGCCTACAAGCGTTTTGCCGTCAAGGTATACGTCCGACCTCTTGTTAGCAATTTGCTTCAATAAGCGGTTATTTTCTTGTTCAATCGTTGTGCCTTGTAACTGCATGCTACCGCTGTAGTTAGCGTCGAAAGCTTGTCGTCCTAGGTTAGACAACCGGCTCAAACCGTTCATCTGGATATCAGGCGACGTTTGCACGCTCATGCCATCTGCGATAGCTCCTGCGATGTTAGAAACTGTAGCTTGCACATCGGAGAAACTAGAAGTTAACCCTGCGTTCAAACCGGCCATAATTGCGTTACCTGCTGGAATCAGCAAGCGTTTGTCATAGCTGATAGGACCCTTGTGTTTTTTAATCCACCCGGCAATGCCAGAAACAAAGCCTTTGACTCCTTCCCATGCGGTTTTCAATCCGTTAAGAAGTGAGTTCATGATTGCACGTCCTTGTTCAGATAAACTGAAGTTCATAGCGCCGCGAATAAAGTTTCTTCCAATTTGGAAAATACCTTTGATTGTTTCCCAAATGATTCTGATTGGAGTTGTCACTGTTCCCCAAATACCTTTGATTGTTTGGACAATTCCGTGCCACACTCTGTCAGAATCGCCGTGTATCAAACCGCCAAAAATGTTAAAAATTCCTTCGATTACTTGCCAAACACTTTCGAAATACTGCTGAATCAAGTTCCAGACGTTTTGGATTGTGTCCCAAATTGATTGCCAAGCGGCAGCTAAACCACTAACAATCATGCCGACAACTAACATAATTGCCGAAAATACGACTTGAAAGGTTCCGATTAAAATTTGGATACTGTTGCTCAACATCGTTATCAGCGTCGCTAATCCATAAACTAAGGAAATTACAGCGCCTAGGACTACGGTGCCAAAAATGTAAGCTAGCACCTGCAAAACAGGAAGCAACGGCTGTAAAGCAGTCCACAGTTGCTTGAAAGCATCTCCCAGAGCAGAAAAAACGGGTTTGAGTGTTTCCCAAGCGTCCGAAAGAGCCTTTTTCAATTTATCCCACGAGTTTACAATCGACTCGATTGCAGGTTGAATTATTGGATAAAACCTTTCCCAGGCATTCTTCGCGCTATCACAAAAATTCTTCCAAACCTTTCTTCCACTTTCCGTTTTCGTGAGCCATAAGGTTAAAGCACCCACGACTGCAACTATCCCTAGGATTACCCAACCCCAAGGTCCGGCACCGCCTATCAACTGAAAAAGCCCGCTAAAAGCGACTCTCACACCACCAAGCGCACTTTTGATTGTTCTGAAACTTCTGTCAACTTGCGGAAGTACAAGGAGGAAACCTCCGAGACCTAAAAGAACTGGGCCAATCACCGGAGATAAACCGACAAAGCTACGGATTACACTTGCAACAGCTCCATTTGATTGTGATGCCCACGACAAAGCGTTGTTTGCCATATCGATAAGCGCACCACTAACCCCGCCAGAGCTTTCCATAGCCTTATTCCGTAAAGCTTCCCAGTTACCTCCAAGTTGCTCAATCTTAGAACCCACGTTTTTTTGCATGTCGTTTGCTTGATTTTTTAAAGTCTTTTCGGAAGCTTCAGTAGTTCCTGCTGCTTTTTCTAAAGCCTTAGAATACGCGTTCCAAGAAGTGTTAGTTTTCTTGGTTTTATCGTTGATAGAATCGAGTAGCGGAGCAATGGCTTGCATACCCGCAGTACCAAACATACGCTTAAGAGCTTTTGTTTTTTCAGCTGACGTCATGCCGTCCAAGGCTCCTGAGATTTCACTTAAAATTTTTGGAAAGCTCTTCATCTTTCCTTCTGAATCAACAAAAGATAAACCGAGTTCGTCCATTTCATTTTGAGCAACTTTGCTAGGAGCTTGCATTTGAAGTAAAGCATGGTTAAGATCCATTGACGCTTGCGCCGCACTAAATCCTTTGTTAGTCAAAAGCCCGATAGCTTCAGAAGTTGTTCCTAAGTCCATCCCCATGGCGTTCGCAGTAGAACCTATCGTTGCCAACGCCTGTTGCATGTCTTCAATGCTTGCGTTAGACAGGTTGGCTGTTTGCGTTAGAATAGCAGCTGCTTGAGCAGGAGATTCAAGCGACTTACCCCAAATGTTCATTGCTTGCTGAACAACACCACCAGTCGTCTGTAAATCAGCACCAGCCGCAGTAGCCGCCTCCGCTATCGCCGGGAACTCGTGCTTGATTTGCTCTAAAGAAGCACCATCACGAGCCATAGAAACCATAGCATCAGCCGCATCTTTCGCCGACAAAGGCAACTCTGCTCCCATCCGATTAGCTAGGTCGGATAATTCCTTGATATCCTTAGACGTCCCGCCGGCAATAACCGCCGCCTTGTTAAGTGATTGTTGAAAATCACCATAGCCTTTGATGCTTGCAACTCCCATCGCGGTCATCGCACTACCGACACCAGTCAAAGAGGCGCCGATGGCTTTAGAATTCCTCTTCACGACGTCAGAAACGTTTTGCGCCGCGTTTGTTGCTTGAGTCATCGCAGATTTAAAACCAGCGTCAACCGCCGTCAAAATCGCTTTGACGCTAAAACTTTCCACTAACCATCTCCTCCTTTCCTGGTTTCTTGCCTAAATCTTTTTCCAAAATCGTTGATACGGCGTGCTTGTAACACCGCTTTTTTATCGTATGTTTTCTTAGCAGGCTTATAATTAGCCTCAAACTTTTTCCGCACGTTTTCTTCTTTTTCTCGAGAATTGTAGAACGATTCAAAGGTAGGATACTTAGGCTTAGGATCCTTCTTACTCCCAGTTGTCGCTTGCACCGCCTGGTTCAAAAAGGCTTGCCAGTGTAACTTTTCAAATTCGTCGACTTGTCTGAGATAAAACGCTTCTGTTTGAAGTGAGTATTCTGACAAGGTCATGTTTTCAAACTCTTCACGATTCCTAGTGCCTAAATTACGATAGGCAAAGACTTCCATATCAGCGATTTCTTCGTTGGTTAAGCCTTTTCCATCCCCTCCATCGCCTTCTTGAAAGGGAGGCGCGTCATGCTACCTTGCTTCACGGCATCGATAATTTCATCGATAAGCTTTTCAAAAAGTTCGCCGGTATCATCACGATTGGCTACATCTTCTAAATAAGTGTCAACTTTTTTCACAGTTAAATTCTTGTTTGCACATAAGATATAATCAGCAATCGTTTCAACATCTCCCATAATCAATGCTGGAATTGTGATATTGACCGCACCACGAATGTTGATGCCATCGCGCTCAATACCTCGCATGACGTTTAATCTTCGGATAAATCCAATATCAAAATTCAAAGGGTAATCTGTGCCGTTAATTTCAATAACCATCTATGTTTTCTCCTCTCTAAGCTTCTGGTGATTGGCTTTGACTTGTTGAAGTTGAGCCATAAGTAGGCATAGCAGTTTCAGAACTTGCGACACCGCCACCAGTTGGGTTTTGGGTTGTGACTGGTTCAAGGCCTCGATATACATAATCAATAAGTGCTTTTTGACTTTCAGGCATTGGCGTGTATCCTCGGGTTACGTTCGACATTTGCGTAAATGTAACTTCTTGAGTTGCAAAATCATCAGAATCACTTGATTGAGATAATTCCGTTACTTTTACGAGCAAATTATAGGAATAATACAATCCGGAGCTGTTTTTCTTATCGACAAAAACGTGCCAAAATTCTAGTTCAGTTCCGTTGAAAAGCGAATCTTCTAAGACTTTGATAATATCTTCGTCGGCATCTAGCAACGTCACCTTAGGTTCGACCGTTAATTGCCCGATACGGTACTTAACCCCATCTTTAGTTTGAGTATCATCTGTATCACGTGATAAATCTAAATCACTGCCCGTAATCAAGGGAAGTGGATAAGCGTTTTTTGTTCCTTTTTCACTTGGAATGCGAATGAAATCAAGAACGTTTTTTCCTTCAATTGGTTCTGCCATAGTTTCTCTTCCTCCTATCGACGATGAAAGACCAACGTTAAATTGCAACGTTGAAAAACGGTGTTAGGAACGCTAGCATCAATCATCATACGTTTCTCTTGTTCACTAAAAAAAGCGTGGAATTTGTAGTTTTCCGACGCTAAAAGCCCTTGGCACTGCTTAATAAGTCGGTCACCAAGGGTTGAAACTTCAATTCTTTGGGTTTTATCTCCCCAAACATCGACGGTTAGTGTGTACGTTCCGCCGATACTTGTTTTTGTCTGTGAGCCGATAGCACTAAGGTTTCCGACATATATAAACGGGTATTCAATCGGCTCATTTTCTTGTGGGAGATAGTCAAAAGTGTTTTCGGTCAAATCTAAACACTTCTGATAAATGAGATCATAGAGTTCTTGTTCAGCATTCACTTCACTAACCCCTCCATCTCTTTCTTAAAAACTACCTTTTGAGCATCGAAAGCGGGTTTGATTGTTGGCTCTGCTGCCATATATCGAGTTCCTTTTTCAAGGTACTCGATATAATCAGTATTTGTTGTCTGCACGCCACTAAGACCTCCATCTTCAATTTCAAAGGTGGTGTTATCTTCTGTATTACCAGTTCTGTAACCTTTCGTGTACGTGCTAATCATGTTGCTAATTGTTTTTTCGTGCATTTGAGCCGTATTCTTTTTGATAACCTCTTTCGCCTCGTTCAAGGCTTGGTTTTTGATAAGCTTCCTAGTCAGTTTATCTAATCCTTGAATTTGAATAGCTAGCTTTCTCACTTATCAAACCTCCTTTGTTTCTCCGACGATATAAGCGACGCCTTTTAAAGTCCGCCTAATCTGGCCTATTTTAAACTTTCCGGGTTTCCCAGATAATTCTACATAGGACACCTTAAAATCGTCAGGTAACGGCTTTAAGAGCCTTATGACGTACGCTTGCACACTTACGGTTACGAAAACCGCTTGTTGCGTAATCAAGCTTGCGTCCGTTACATTTGCCCACCGTTGTTCAACGGTTGTACCACCATCCCCCGTATAACCGACGCCAGGGACATACTTTTTCTTACCAGAGTAAAAAAGAACGTCTGTGTCATAAATCATACGTTCTAACTTCCTTTCTTTAATTTTTTTATCGATAACCGAACGGGTTAACAAAACTAAGCGTTCCTAGCGTCTTCTTGTCAACCTTATTTCGGCGCTTCCAGTCTTCGATGTCGGCAAGGTAGTCGTCGAAGTCCGTATCATCAAAAGTAATACTTTCGCCCTCTTGACTGTATGACTTCATACCCTCGTTTTTTAGCCGGTTAAACCGCTTGACACACACTTCATAGGCTATGAAGTTCATCTCCGTTGGGAACGTGTCAGAGGCGCTTAAGCCTAGCTTAAATCGTAGGTTGTTAACTACCATCTCGATAATCAGACCGAGTTGTGCGTCAAAGTCCGTTGTGGTTAAACCCAACAAAACTTTGAGCTGTGATATTTTAACGACTGCTACATCAGCCATCTAATCACCGCCTTTTAGCCCACACCGTTTTGGCTTTGAGAGTTTGCAAGAGACTCTGATGTGCTTTCAGATGTGCTTACAGAAGTCACCTTGCTTAGTAAGCTATCCTTGTTGAAACCAGTCAAATCGGAGCTAGACACGTTGTGGCGAAGCAACCATGAGCGGATTTCATTATTAGTGTTATTCGCTGTCGGAATTGGGTCGGTTGTTTCACTAATGTGGGCGATAACCACACCGTCGGCTTGTTCTGCAAAAAGCATGCCACCTAGCAAAATCACGGTTTGGATTGTTGCAGTTTCGTCTTGCACAGAGTGCTTAATCCCGATTAAACCAGTTTGGTCTGCCGTGTATTGCATAGCAGACCCCATTTCGCCGTTGATTGAAGCATAAACATAGTTAAGGTTTTGGGATGCAGTTGCGATGATTTTTCCACGGGTAACCGTAGAAGTCATAATCACAGTATTAAATCCCATGAAATTTTGGATGTATTGCATGCCAAAAGTGGTTTGCAAAGTGATATCCGCATTGCCTAGGTATTCGTAGTAATCAAGCGGGTTGATGAAAAGTACAGTTTGAATATCGTAGTCTTCCCACTTAACCGCTAATTGCCCTAAAGCCGCTGCAATTGCTTTTTGGAAAGTTGCTCCTGACGTCATAGTAGCGTTTTGGGTATCTAAGGAATCAACTAAGTTAAGCTTGATAGAGTTTTGCACTTCACGCAAAAGCTTAGTGTCTGTATCTGTAACGGCTTGCTTGTAACCGGCAGATTGAATTGCTTCGGCCGAAGTTTTTTTACGGAATTTTCGATATGCAAGTTCTTTAGTATCAACAAGTTCGCGCTTAACGTGTGATAAAGGAATGACCGCACCTTCAGCAACCACTCCATCACCATCAGCAAGTGTTAAAGTTGACTTGTAGAATTTCACTTGTGATCCTACTGGTAATGGTTGTAAGCGTGAAACTCCTAAAATACGAATTAAAGTTTGGATTGATTGTGCGAATCGTTCTGTGAAATCGATGTTTTGAGTGATTAAATCAGTGGTAATGATTTCGTTATTTGTTCCTGGCATTTTATGCCCTCCTTTTTATCTAAATAAATCGATATTATCAGCAATCGCTTTTTGTCGTTCAACGTCATTTGCAATTGCCATAATTTCTTGTTTCGTCATAGTTTTTACAGGTGCGCCAGTCTTAGTTGGCGTTGACCCCTTGAGCGTGTTTGTCCGCACTCCGTCAGCTACTTGACCAATGAAAGCGAGCAAAGCATTGGTGTTAGCGAGTGTCTTTTCGCTATCGTCTGACACGACAAATTCTAAGACATCGCGTGGAACGTTGTATCCTTGAGACTTCAAGACTTCGTTTGTATCAGACAAAGCTTGGTTTCGTGCAATTTGAGCTTTCAGAGCTTTGATTTCATCATCTTTAGCTTGCGCTTCTTGCTTAGCCTTTTCTTTGTCTGACAACTCCTTCACGGTTTTGCCTTGCTTATAATCGTTGACCAACTTTTCAAGTTCAGCGTTTCGTGCTTTTAATTCTTCAAGCGCTTGCTCTGCCGTATTCTTGTCACCAGTCAACTTACCTAAGCGTTGTTGTAACTTTTCGATTGTGCGTTGGGCCTTATCCTCGGTATTTTTGTTTTCGCCGGCTTCACCTTGGTTTTGGCCTTGCGCTCCTTGACCTTCTGTTTGGTTATTTACTTCTTGATTGTTGTTCTCGTTATTCATGCGAAAACTCCTTTCTCGCGCATTTTAAGTCTTGGGAGACTAATTTATACGGGGTTATTCTTTTAGCCCTGTAACGCAAGAAAAAGGGCATAAAAAAGACGGCTATTGCTAGTCGTCTAATCGCTTTTCTAAAATTTCAGCGTATTCTTTCATCACTTCAAGCTGCCGTTCTAACAACTCGAATTTTTCAACGGTTTCTTCTTTGATTTCGCCCGCCAAAACCTTTGTGACAAAATCATCTAATTTACCAATTTTTTCAGTTAGTTCTACGTACTCTTTACGTACTTGTTCTTTAAAATCCATATCCAGCTTAAAACCTCCTTTGGCTAAAAGATTATCCCAGCTTTTCGCTAAATTTTTCGCAATATCCGAAGCCAATTTGTTTGCTTCGTCTGCACAAATCCCTGCCACGGGGTCAAAATGGCACGAAAGTCCTGCATTTTTTCTCATTATCGTTTCCTCCTAATCAACCCAATAGGCCGAAAGCGTGCACTTGCAATTTGGGTGCGCGGGAATTGACGGCAAATCATCAACCCGAAACACGCCAGGACCGAAACCATCATCGTTCTCGACGATTTCCCGGCATATTTTACAAGCGCTAGGTTCAGCGTGCCACTTGACAAACTTATAACCGTACTTCCTTAATTGTCGCAAGAATGCGTCTTTATGCACCCTTGACGACTCTGTGCGGGTTATCCGTTCAGTAGCATAGGTCACCTTCTCAAAACTATCTGAAACATACTTACGCAAGTTTTGAGCCATCTTCCGTGGGTTAGTTCCTTGTGTCAAACCTTTGACAAGTTGATTATCAAGTTCTGCTTTCATCAAGTCCATGTTTTGCCAGACACGCTTCGAAAACTCGACACCGCCGGTTGTAGCCATAACAGTTTTATACGCTTCTTTCATCACGGTAGGACTGATTTTTGGTAAATCATCAGCCATGATACCAGCCTGCCGTTTGAACTCGATTGTGTACTCCTCTTTGAGATAATTTTTCAGCTCAGAGTTAACATCTAGTCCTAACTCAACTAGGTGCATGCCGATTGACGATTTAAGCAGCTCTAAGCGATTGATTCGCATAGTTGCGTTGTATAACCGCATGCGATCGTTGACTTCCTTGCTGAAATCTTTTTCAGTCAAGCCTCGACCTAATTCTTTTCTCATCTTGTTCGCTTTAACGACCACAGACTTTGCATAAGCCTCTAAACTTCGGATATCAGCCTTAGAAACAACGCCTCTGACTTCTGTTATATCAATGCCGTTTTTGTCGGCCAATCGCGCTAACTGGCTATCAATTTCGCTCTGAATTTCACGTTGTGCTTTATCGTAATAGATCTTAAGCTTAGCGTTCATCTCTTCATCACTTTTGATATTTCGCAAAATCCACCAAGTTTCATCAACGTTTCGGCCGTCCCAATACGCCGTGTTTTTGCGGTTGTTATCCTTCATCGCCATCACCGACTGTCATATAATCCGGCATGGCTCCCATCGCTTTAACCTGCTCAGCTTGCTCATCTTGCTTGCGCTTGATTTCAGCTTGCGGGTCGGTAACTGTCGGTATCATGCCGATAGCCGTCTGTTGTGATAGCAAGGTTGAAGCTTGAACCGCCGTTTGCACTGCGTCAGCGATGTTTTGCGGGATGTTTCTTGTGTATTGGAACTCTAATCGTTTCCATAAATCAGACTTAGCACTTGAAACAATCTGCCCGCCGTCTGCACTCTCAAACACCGCTTTGAACATTGCTCTAAGCCCGTTGGTAAACTTGCGCTCTTGAAACGCTGCTAAATTCTGCATAGGAAGCAACTTAAATTGCAACGCCACACCGCTTGAGTTACCACTGAAAGCTTCATCTCGGAAGTTTGGAATCATCGATGTTTGATAGATCATATCAACTAACCGATTAATCAGATTTTCTTGCATGCCGTCAGCGTTTGGCTTTTCCAAAAACTCAATTTTAGCATTGACCGAATCAGCGTCCGGACTGTACATCAACTTCCGCAAGCGGTCTATGCTTGGCGGGTCGTACTGCCCTGTTTCTTCGTTGTACGTCGATAGAGCCACACCCAAGATTACAAGGTAGGCATCATCGAAATAATCGACTTGGTTAGCCTTTCGACTAAGTGCATTGTCTAAAGCGTCAATCAAAGTGATAGCACCGTCGAAAATGCCTTGTCGCTCTTCGTTTGCATAGAACTCTTGTGCGGGTACATCGTGATATACACTAGCCTCTGGTTCGAGTAATTTGCCGTCTGCAAAGTCTTGCGTTTCATCAGCGTAGTAAATCGTACCTTTGAGTTTGTTTTCGTAGTCATAGTTGTATCTGACAAAAGCGAGTGGCTTGGCCTTAATCGTGTCGTCATAAACCATAAAGCCCTCATCAGCTTCAACGTGCGCCACTTGTGGCCGTCCTTCTTCGTCTTGGTATTCAAGCAAGTAGGAGCGTCCATAAATTGCAACCGACTTGACAACTTCGGAGTGTTCATCGTCAAAATTGACTTCTCTCAACCAATCTTGTACGGCTTGGTTATCATCATCATCTTCGGCTTGCACTGTTACCGCGTTGCCTCCGAAATAACCGGCATACTCGTCAACAAGCAAGCGTGGCATGCCGGCAACAAGCTTGTTGTTTTCTCCAAACTCGCTATCCGGGCGGTCTAAGATTTTATGGTGTCCGATGTAAACCTTATAATTTCGCTTGTAGTGATGTGCATAAAATTGTTGTTGCATGCTTAAGAAGCCTTGCAAATCTTCGAAAGTAAACTTTTCGCCTCGTGGGAAGATAAAAACATCACCCTTGGCGACTGACCCTCTGCCACTAATTAATCGCATGACACCACCTCCAATCTTTAATCAATCTTGAAACTTTGGTTTTCTAATTTTCTGTATGCGTCAAGGTATAATTCGCCCTTGTCCCCGTTGTACGTTGCTTCATAATAAGTTTGTACGGGCTTATTTGTAGCCAGTAAAGCCTTGTTGTTTTGCAAAACTTTGGTTGACCACACCACATACACATCATCGGTTGAACAATGCTCAGGGCAAGCTAAATCATAATTTAAAAGCTCGGTTTCATATTGAGCTACTTTCTCTTTACATATCTTTAAAAACTTCTCTACGTTCATTTTTCCCTCCTAAAAAAGACTGTTCTTCATCACGGTACCTTTTGGTGTTCCGTTGCCGTTTAAAGGCTCTAAAGCGTACCTAATCGCGTCTATGACGTGGTTATAGCTATCGACCGGCTTATTGATATATTCGTTTGTCTTGCGGTCTTTCTGATACGTGTAATTTTCAAGTTCTTCAATCAACTTCACGCAACGATCATCAACAACAAGCTTGAACTGTTGCATGAAAGATATCCCTTGCACGACGCTATCAGGACCTTTTTTCGCCGGTTTAACCCGCATGATACCGTCACGCTTTAGCTCGGCAATAGACTTCTGTTCTGCTGCATCAGCCGTGATTACTTCTTTGGAGTAACCCATGGACTTAATCGCCTCAGCTATTTGGTTGTTCAGCAACCCTTTGCGTGTGTACTCTTCTAAGCAATAAATGACCTTGTTCTTCTCATCAACTTTGATATGAATGAAAGCACTCGGGTCGTTGCTATAACCGAAGTCCAAGCCGAAATAACTTCGAAACTTCCTTAAATTGCTAGCATGCAACCGCCTTTTTTCAAAAACTGGAAACACTAGCTTGTCAAGCGTTGCAAACTCTCCCAGCGTGTATATCTTGTAATAAGCAGGGTTTGTTTCTTTCAGCTTTTCAATTGTCCTGATGTTTTCTGCATCTAAGAAGTGGTTGTCCTTATAAGTGCTGTGATGCACAGCGACACGCTCTTTGTCATAAGTCGCTTTCGGGTCAAACCACATCTTGTAAGTCCAGTTCACTTTGCTTACTGGGTTAAACATCACATAAATCTGCCGTTGCTTGTGCTTGGGCTCCCGCAAACGCAAGGTAAGCTGGGTATAATCGTCAATCGTAAATTCACTCGCTTCTTCCATTACGACATCGGATAAACCTTTAATAGACTTGATACGTTCGGGGTCTTGCATGCCCTTAAAAAGGAACTCCGCGCCATTCGGAAGGGTAATCGTGTAATTTGTTTGATTGATCTTGCACTTGTCAAGCAACCCCCATGTCGAAAGGCACTCTTTCACATCAACGAAAATACTATCCTTGATTGTTCGGTCAACTTTGCGCAACCAAAGCACTCTGCGAGGGTGTTTCCAAGTCATAAGCGATTTAAGCACTACTTTCTGCACTACTCCATGCGACTTCCCGCTTGAGGCACCGCCGTAGTCAGTACCACACCTCAGTGAATTTGTTATAGTCCGTCAACGACTCAAAAATTTGTTTGTTAAACACTTTTGATGGTTTTGGGAAATTCAGATTTATGTGTGACATGGCACCACCTCCTTCTTTGTTAATCATCGTTCCACTCTCCTATGCCAACGTTGATGTTAAGGTCAAGGTCACTCTCACCATAAGCCTTAGCTTTGCGCTCTGCCACTTCTGCCTCAGCTTTAGCCTTGCGAATCTGTGCTTCTAACAACTCATCAGATTGAGGATAGCGTTTCATCAACTCTTTCATCGCTTGCAGTTGTATGTTCGCCTTAACCTTGACGTCAACCACTCTAACTTCACCGCTTTGCGGGTCCATAAGGGCTTGTTCTTCGGTTGCCTCACCTCGCCCAAACTCGCTTAAACGCTGAATGATTTCGGTCAGAGTCATAATCTTCTTGTCCTCAATTTTCTTCAAACGTTCGGCTATATAGGCTTTAACCTTGGTATTTCTTAGCAACTTGCTCCCGTTGGTTGCTGCGGTCGTCTCTTTTTTCACGTTATCATAGGCTTTGAGATAAGCTTGTGTGGCGTTACCACCCTCCACGTATTCGTCAGCAAACCTCTTCTGCCTCTCTGTCAGTTTCAGCGGTAATCACCACCTTTCTTTCTGCACAAAAAAAGACGGGCATTTCTGCTCGTCTTGATTATTTGATAATACCATAATATCACGGCTTTTTCCGAATTTCGCAACCATAAAACACGATTAAAACACCAAAAACACAACTTTTTCATTGCCATTCAAGCAAATCTAACCTGTTTCTGCTAACATCAGCTAGATACCCTGCGAACTGACACCTTGCAACTTGCAACTTCTTCCGTAAGGTTTCTTTGCTAATAATTCTTTCGTCAGCCATAATCTGCCGGTCTTTCTTCGTGATGTTAGCCTCATATAAGAGCTTAGCGTTTTCCGGACTATATATAGAAAGTTGCTTAAAGGCCTCTCTCGTCCAATTTACGGCAACTTCGAAATCGACACGACTAATTATAGCCTCGTCTGCCTTATTGAGCGCTACGGGGCTTTTAGGCATGCCATCGTACGTTGTGGCTTTAACATACGATACC